AACCGAGGTTATTCTAGAGTTTGCAGTATCAATATTTCCTTGTAAAGTTGAATTTATTGAAGTAAGTGAATCATTAACAGAAGTAATACGATTATTTGCAGTATCTATATTACTTTGAAGTGATGAATTAACATTATTAATCTTAGTATCTAAAGTACTATTAATACTAATCAAACTAGAATTAATTGAATCTATTCTTCCATTTACACTTGAATTTGAACTAAACCAATTATTATAAAAAGCAGTAAAATTAATTCCATTAATGAAAGGAACATTAGAAATATTAAAAACATTACGAAGATTTATTGTCCCCTGAGGTGTAAATTCCAAACTAAGAACCAATGTTGGAGAAATAAATATTAGAATTAAAATAAATATAGTAATTATCTTTTTGTTCATTTTATCACCATCATTTTATTTAACAATTCTTCTTTGTATTCATTACTTTTTTTTGGATTATTTAATAAATTTCTCATAAGTAAATCATTTCTCTTTCTTTCATAATTAAAATGCTCTTTACCTTTTTTTGAGATTCTTTCTTTCATAATATCCCCTTTATAAATCTTTTCCACATTGAGTATTATCTGTTGCCTCATTTTAAACAATTACATATGAGCGTGGTTTTATCCTCGATAAAATCTCGTCTCTCTCCTTTATCAATTGTCTAGCTGTTTCTGCCCACTGAGTATAGGGTTCTCCACGTTGAACACTAAATTCTGCCATAGTATATCCAACAATGTCTGTATAAGATTGTCCTACAATTCTTGAGACCATAGCCAAGGCAGATATAACATTCATAAGCTTTTTTATTATTTGGTTTACTTCCATTTTAACAATTGTGCTTCCAGATTCATGGGAATAAATTAATTTATCAACTTGAATTGAACCAGCAGAAGGTGTTGCATTAATTTGTGCAACTTCACGATAACCATCCATACCATAAATTTCTACCCAGTCTTGATCTGCAAATCCTGAAATTGATCCTACAGCTATGCTCACGTCTGTTCCGGAGGTCTCTGCTGCACTAGAAGTTGTACTTGTAGAGGATTCTTCAACCCAACCATAAATATACTTAACTACAACCTTCCTAGAACCTAATATGAAATTGCTATTAGTCAAACTTTGTGTAGTATCTAATTCTATTTTTCCAGATTCTTTATGAATTTTCAAATAAGCTGGGTTTTCAGTATCACCATCAATTTTAATTTCCCTTACAGAAAGAAGAGGATTTTTATCAACAAATATTCTGATGGTTCCATTTCCATCTAAAACATCAATCTTTTGTTTTGGTGTAAAACTTGTATTTAGAAATCTTTCAACCTGAGCTTCACATTCTAAAATAATATTTTCAACGTCAGTATCATTAATTTGATCTGATCCAATACCGCATGTTCTTCTAACTGATGCAACTGAAATATAACTTGCCATTAAAACATTCTCCCTATCATTATAGAAATAAATGCTATTCCAATGGCACCAATTGCAGTTGCCCAGGGTGGAAGTCTATTTGATAAATGATTATATAGTTCATTATTAGTATCTCTTAAATATTTAAACTCAGACTTTATGTCATCTCTAAAATCCTTCATTTCATTGGTAAGATTATCTACCATATTTCTAGTTACTTTTCCATAAGCACAGGCCATTTTAATTTAATGCCTAATATTCTTCATAAAGAACATCAACAGTAACTTCTTGAGTAGCTGTTCCGGATGCAATTGTTAATTTTAGTCTTCCATTGACTACAAACTCAACTGGAACTTCTTCACCTGTTGTATAAAGCAAAGTTGTACCATCTGTCTTTTGGGCATAAGTCCTTGGATAATAAACTACATCTGTATTTGCAGCTGCTAAGTCAACTATCTTCTGGGATTTTAACTCTCCATCTGTATCTATATCCACTGTGCATGTACCTGCAGGATAATCAACAAAGACTGATAAAATCTTTCCACAAATTGGCTGACTAGAATATGCAGTTGCAGATCCATCTGCTGCTATTGCTCCGCTTGATATTCTAACTCTTTGTATTTTATTTGGCATTTTTCCTCCTATTTTAATTGTTTAAAGTCATAAAGACTTATTGTTTTTTCAAAAAAATAATACAAAAAACAATAAAAAATAAAAAATTATTTAGTTTTTTTGGAACTCTTTACATCAACAGATTCAATCTCTCCTATGCTGTGACATGTTATACAACCCTCTTCTTTATGATAACCATCTTTGCCTGTTCCATTACAGTCCAAACATTTTTGTTTTACCATTTTAAGATATGTTGACTTCACCAGTCACACCATCAGTTTGTGCTTGGCCGTAGTTTCTAACTACATGCATTGTTGTTGGAATTAATGCGGCAGTTCCATCTGCTTTGAAAGTAAGTTCTGTTCCGGCTGCATCTGTGACACATCCAAAATCATTTCCTACTAACATTCCTACACAACCTGTTGCATCAATGTATCTTGCGATAGATCCAGATCCTATTGCAGGTAATTGTCCGAATGTGTTATTTCTTATAATAACTCCATTCATTCCAGAACCTCCACCTTTAAGATATAGATTGCAATCTACATTTGCTGCTGGACCACTAAGTATATTATCTTCTATGATAACATCCTGCGGAACTGAACCGCTTGTTCCTATTAAGCATACATCACAGACATTTTTGTAAAATCTGTTTCCCTTAATTAGGACTTGCCATGCGTTTCCTTGTGTAGACCATGTAATTGCTCCACCGGCAGCACCATTTGTGCTTCCAGTTGCTCCTGCACAATTCTTGAAATGGCATCCAACTATTGTTGTTCCGAATGCAGTTTTTGTTGATCCATCATCATCAAGTAAAATTCCCACAAGTGATTGTGTTGAATCTGCAGTCCATATTCCATTGAATCCCATGTTTGCGATTAAGCAACCTGGGGCTCTAATAGTCAATAGTGCTGTAGTTCCTGAACCTTTCTTAATTTGAGGAATTCCTCCCTGTACTCTTCCAGTTCCTACCCCTATTAAGGATATACCTTCATGAGTTGCAGGAATAATAACTGTCTCTGCATAAGAACTTGGATCTGTTGCACCAGTATCAACTTCTTTTGGTGCTACAAAGACTGTTCCTCTTGCACCTGCTGAAGTAACTCCAGCTTGTATTGTTGCAAAAGCAGTCTCCCAGGACTTTCCATTACTTGAATCATTTCCGTTTGTTCCATCCACATAACGAATATTGCCTGGGCTATTAGCTCCTGCAATTCCACCTGAGAATGTACAACTTCCGGCAAATCTAAGATTTCCAGTTACATCTTCACTTACTACTCCAAATCTTCCCATTTTTTAGTAATGGCAATTAGTAAGCGAAAAGAATAGCTGTCTTTTTACAAGTAGCAGAACCACCAAAAGTGATTGTCAAAGTTCCACTTGTTACTGATGTTGTTGGTGCCTGTGTTACTACAACTGATCCTGTTGTTGTTTCATCAAAAACCAATATTCCATGAATATTAGTGCATCCGAAAGCAGTCAAGTCTACTGTTGCAGTATCAGTTCCTCCAATTACAGTTGCAGGGAAAGATACTTGAATTACCTTTACACCTGCGTTTGGAACTATCTCTGTTTCTGTTCCTACGTCTCCTAATGCTGTCATTTTTTTTAACCTCCTATAATTTAGTTAGTTTATTATTTTAAAGAGTTTTTTTCTCTTGTTATTTTTTTGTAAATTTAAAAAATTTGAATATTAAAAAATAAAAAAAATTTTATGCTATATCGTCAATAAAGCTATTGAAAGCTGTATTTCTCATTATAAGGCATTCGTAGATTTTTAACATGAACTTTTGCGAGTCATTAGTTTTTGCTAAATCTTCGTAAGTCATGTCTTGAAGTACTCTCATCTCGATATAATCTGTATCTAAGAAATAGATCTGTTTTGCACCAGATGTATTTGATAAGTACATACTTGGGATTACTGGAACTGGACCAACCATTGTTTGAAGGACTAAGCTTGCACTTACTCCAAATGGAAGATTTCCGTTTAAATCAGATGGATTGTATCTGAATGTATCAATTACAATTTTTCTGATATCCTGTAAAACTGCACTTGAACATACTGCGATTTTTGGTCTTCCACCATCATCAAAAGCATATCTAACTGCTGTTTCTATGTCATCCCATGATAATGCTGCACCATTTAGATCTACAACATTTGTTGTACTCTGTAGCTTTACAATTCCTGAGAATTGTGTTGCATCAGTACTTGCATCACCATTTACGATAAGATTTTCTTCAAGTTCTCTAAGACTCCTAGCTTTCATAATAACTTCTAATTGCTTTGCATTTGGGACACCACTTGGACTAAATGGATTTCCGCCTAATCCTGAACCTGATGGTTGAAAACCTTCAAGTATATAGGATGGCATAGCAGATTGCATTGGTCCTGTTGTTCTACCCACCGCATACAAGAACTTTATGGCAGTGCTTGCACGGTCATAAGTATCATTTGTTTCAGGGGTTGCAGCATCTTCTGCAGCTGTATAGCCTCCGCCCTTTGCAGTTATAATATTATAATCTGCAGTTAATCCCTGGTTTGTAACCCTTGGAATTAACTCAACTAATGGAGTAAATTTTCTAGTAGTATCAACTACTCTAGGATCCACGTAGATAGGCACTAATGCATATCCTGCAGTTCCAGCTCCACCAGCTGTTGAGCCTAAAGCTTTCATACCGATTGACATTCTGTCTTTTAACTCAGAACGATAATCGATACCTGTCCAGCCGTCAACATATCTAGTTTTGTCTTTCAAAGCTCCGAACGAATGAGCATAAGCACTTCTGTCATTGTAGTTTCCTACTGCTGATGTACCTATTCCTTCCATTTTAAGCTATTACGTCTAAAGGATTCAAAGACTTTTCTTCTACAAAATTTTGAGATTTATCTACATGATCAACCTTACTTTTAAGTATTGGTTTATTCATTATAGCTTTCAATTCAGAAACTTCTTTTCTAAGAGATTCAATTTCAGATTTGAGTTCAGAATCTTCTGCTTTTTTAGAGCATTTTTTCTTATCCATTTCTTCATCTTCCTCTTCCTTTTTAGGCTTTTCAGCTTTTTCTATTTCTGACTTTTCTGTAGTTTCCTCGGACATTTTTTTAACCTCCTTTTTGTTTAAATTATTATCACTTTCGTGAATATGATCTTTTTTCTCTTCTTCATCCTCATCCTCTGATTCTCTTAATGATTCATTTCGACCTGCAGTTCTTCTTTCTTCAATACTTCTTGCTTTTACCACAAGTTGTTTTTCTATTTGTGGATTTGCTTTTTTTTCATTTTCATAATCTTCAAGAGATTGAATAGATTTTGTAAATACTTCATGATTAAGAGCATGAGTATTAATTGGATTTCCTGTAAGTGCAACATTTAAAAGAGTAACCTCATCTAAAAGCCTGATATCTTTTCCATCTACTTGTTTATCTATTGATTTTAAAGGAATAAATGCAATTGAATAAGCATCTAAAAAACCATTTTGGACATTTCCTAGTATCTTTTCAAATTTATCATGAAAAGGATTAAGTTCAGATTTTACAAATAATCCAAATTGATTTTTTTCTATTGCTTTAACTTCAGCATCAATCATTTTTCCTACTGGAATTCTAGCCTTATTTATTTCGCGCTCCTCTTCATCTTTTCCCCTAAAAGCTTCATGCTCTAAATCTAGTTTAAGATTTTTTTCAATAATCTGATTCTTCATTGATTCAAGGCAATTTTTAGTAACAAGATCATTAACCAGATCCAAATGAGTTGTTGAAATTAAACCCTCCAAGAAAACTTGTTTTAGGCCCTTAGATTCAATTATTTCTACATGAAAAGGGGCTGTAAATCTAAAACTTGGTTTTTCTAATAACTGATTCATAAATTAATATCATTTTTTTCAATTATAAATATTGATATTTAAAAGAATAACAAAAATCTAGGTTTAAATTTCATCCAGAATCCTAAAAAGTCTGCTTGAATCAATATTTATTTTTAAATTTATTTCTATAGGTTTTATGTCAGTTAGTTTTGATTTTATATAAAATTAGGCAGGATACCCAATGCCTTTATGCTTGTGGAGGAATGCCGTGCTTCAGATTGCATAGCTTCCTGCTTAACCTCCTTGTTTAATAATTCATCTACCGAAATTAATTTCTTACCAAATCTATGTTTTGCATTCTTTTCTCTTTGTCTTCTTCTAAA